TTAGTATTTAGCTTATACGAAGTTAAAAATCAATTTAGCAGACACCACGAAAGAGCTGCTGACAGAATGCAAGAAATACAGAAAAAAATAGATATTATATTAGAATTTATAAAACGTAAATAATATGGCAACACCAGAAAAAGAAGTTGTTTCGGTTGAAGTAAAAACAGAAACAAAAAAAGCACAAAAAGACGTAAAAAGTTTAGCAGGTGAAATAGAATTTATGGGGGTTAGTCTAAATAGTGTAAAGGCAGGTTTTAAAACAATGGCTGCTACCGCTAGGGCTTCATTTGCAACTATCAAAGCAGCTATAATGTCAACAGGTATTGGTTTATTTATTGTTGCTATAGGTTCTTTAGTAGCTTATTTTAAAAGTAGTGAAAAAGCAGCAGTTGGCTTTACAAAAATAATGAATGGTCTAAAAGCAGCTTTTGACAATACTTTAGATGTAGTACAAAGTTTTGGGGAAGCGTTAGTTAGGTTGCGAACAGAAGGTTTAAAAGGTTTTATATCAGGACTGAAAGAAACAGCAGAAACTATGAGCAATGTTGTTTCAGAAACCAAAAAAGATATACAAGCTACAAACGAACTTGCAGAAGCACAATATAACTTAACATTAGCCGAAAGAGGAAATGTAGTAGAAAGGGCTAAAAACCAAAAAGAAATATCTAGACTTAGACTACAAGCAAGAGATGAAGAAAATTTTAATGTATTACAACGATTACAATTTATAAAACAAGCAAATAAACTTTCAGAAGAACAATTAAAAACAGATTTAAGACTTGCAAAAGAAAGGCTCAGAATTAACTTAGAAGAAAATAAAGTAAAAGGTGATTTGCAAAAAGAAGAACTTGATAGAACAGCACAATTGCAAGCAGACATTTTTAACATAGAAAATAGAAACGCACAAGAGTTAAGAAGGTTAAAAATGGAAGAAATTACGCTAACTAAACAAGTAGAAGCAGCACAAGAAGGCTTAATTAAAGTCGACATCAATCGTTTTGATAATTTTAAAAAAAATCAAGATGAAGTAATTAGATTATCTGAAGATGTTTTAGAAGAGCTAGAAGATTTTACCGTAAAGTCGCAAATGCTTACAGATGAAGAAGTAGATACTAGGTTAGCTGCGTATTCACATTTAGCAGGTGCTTTAAGTAGTTTAGCTAATGAAAATAAAGAGTTAGCAGCAGCAGGGGCTATTATAGACACTTATGCAGGAGCAAACAAAGCATTTAAAGAAGGTGGAACGCTTGGTTTCATCACAGGAGCAGCAATTATAGCGCAAGGACTAGCTAATGTTAGAAAAATTTATGAAACAAATGTTCCTGGAGGTAGTGGTGGTGCAGGTTCATCAGGCGGTGGATTTCAATTACCAAGTGAAGCACAATTTGGTTTTACACCTGCTGCACAAATGATGTCAGGAGCATTTTCTTTAACAGGTGGTGAAGAACCTGAAGCAATGAAAGCTTTTGTTGTTACAGACGAAATGACTAACAGTCAAAACCAATTAGCTAATATAAGACGTAGAGCTACAATTTAAAAATCAAATAAATATTAATTAAATCTATTATATAATATGCCGTGTACTAAATGTGAAAATGGAAAATATAAGTGGGGTTCTAGAGGTAAATGTCAATACGACACTTTAGCAGAATGCGAATCAGCAAACCCTAACTCTAATTATACATCTATAAGAGAATTAGTAATTTCAAATGAAAATGAAAGTTTAGCAATAGATGCTATAAGTTTGGTAAGCAGTCCTGCTATTGAGCAAGATTTTGTTTACTTTAATAAATCAAAAAACAACTTAACATTTGCAAAAGTAGATGAAGAAAAAAGAATGGTTGTAAGTCCTGCACTTATACCTAATAAGCAAATCTTCAGATATGATCCTAACACTGATTCAGAATACTATGTTTATTTCAGTCCTGAAACAGTACGCAAAGCAAGTGAGTTGTATTTAAAACATAACAATCATCATAAAGCAACTTACCAACATCAAGATAGAGTGAGCGGAGTTTTGACAGTAGAATCTTGGATTAAAGAAGGTGATATGGATAAGTCTAAAATGTATGGTTTTGACTTACCAAATGGAACTTGGTTCGTAAAAATGCGTATTGACAATGATGAACTGTGGAATAAAATCAAAGACGGTGAGCTAAAGGGTTTATCTATCGAAGGATATTTTACAGACAAAATGGAAGAGATGTCAGAGCGTGAACCAACGACAGAAGAAATACTACAAGCTTTAAATGAGATAATACAAGAAAATCAAACAAAACTAAAATAATTCTATTAAATTAAAAAAGAACCTATGGACATTAAAGAAAAAATCTTAGTTGCTTTAGGCTTAGACAAAGCTGAAGAAACTGTAAAATTAGAATGGCAAGGTAAAAGCGAAGATGGTACAATTTTCGTATCTACTGCCGAAGAACTAGAATCAGGAGTTGACATTTCTGTTTTAACAGAAGATGGAACTACAATACCTTTACCTGTTGGAACATATAAGACAGACACAGGAGTATCTTTTAGAGTTGAAGATGAAGGTGTAGTTGCTGAAGTTATTGAGTCAGAAACAGAAGAAAGAGATACTGAAGATGATATGGAAAAAAAGAAAAAAGCAGATGAAGCTTATGAAAAAGCAGATTTTGAAAATAAAGAAGAAATGACTGAGTCAGTAGAATTGAAATTTCCAGAAACAGCAGCAGAAAAAGCTGATTGGGCTAAGTCTTATGAGGAAATGAAAGACAAAGTTGACAACTTAATGGATGCAATAGCTGATATTAAAGCAAGAATGGGAGAGGGTGATACAGAAGAAGTAGAAATGACTGAAGAAGTAGTTGAAGAAACTACAGAAGAGCCAACACCTAAGTCAATTAAAACTACTGAAGTAGTTGAATTTTCTGTTGAAGAATTAAAAGCTGAAAATGAAAAGTTAAAAGCTGAGTTAGCTGCACAACCTGCTGACGCACCTTTAAATACTAATAAATTCAGCTCAGACAGAAAACCATTAAGCAGAAGAGAATACAACAAACTTTCTAAACAAGAAAGATTCTTATACAATTTAGGAAAATAAATATATTAATTAAATAAAATAAAATTATGGCATTTACAACAACAAGTAATTTTGCGGGGAAAGCGGCTGGATTTTATATCTCAGCAGCATTAAAAGAAGCAAAATCATTAGACTATCTTACAATGATAGAAAACATTAAGTTCAAGAGCAACATTCAAAGAATGGCAGGTTCTAATTTAGTAGTTGACGCAACTTGCGACTTCACTGATGCAGGTACTTTAGCACTAACTGAAAAAGTTCTTGAGCCAAAAAACTTACAAATTAACATTGACCTTTGTAAGTCAACTTTATTAGATTCTTGGGAAGCTTTACAAATGAGAGCAGGAGCAGGAGCGCCACCACCTGCATCTTTTGATGACTATGTTATCTCTTATATGGGAGAAATCATAGCACAAGCTACTGAAGAAAGCATTTGGGAAGGAACTGCAGTAGCAGGTAAATTCAATGGATTCTTAGGTGCAGCAACAGGATACTTACTTCCAGGTGTTGACGCTACAGTAATTCAATCTTCAGCTTCAGGTGCTTATACAGCAGGAAACATTATAGCTAACTTACAAACTTTAACTGCTGATATGGCAGCTAACGTATCAGCTATCTTAGGAAAAGAAGATTTACATATTTATATGAACAACAAAACTTATGCTCTTTACATTTCAGCAGTATCGACTTTAGGTTATGTTAACGCATACAATATGAATGGAGATTATGAGCCTGTATTTGAAGGTTATAAAATTGCAGTTTGTCCAGGTATGGCAGACAACCAATTAGTAGCTGCTCAGAAATCAAATATTTACTTCGGTACTGACTTACTTTCAGATGCAACTAGAATCACTATAATGGATATGGCTAACCTTGACGGTTCAGACAATATGCGTTTAGTAGCTAGATACTCTGCAGGTGTTCAAACAGGAGTAGGAGCTGACATCGTAAGACAATCATAAAACTAATTACAAGAAGCAGGGGTGTAAAAACCTCTGCTCCTTTAACCTTAAAAAATAAATAATTATGGCTTGCACGGCATTAACGAAGGGTAGAGGACTTGACTGTAATAGGATTTCAGGTGGAATAAAATTCATCTATTTCGCAGTTTATGACCAGGTAACATCGATACCAACAGCAAACGGTGAAATTACAGACTTAGAAATGGGAAGTAATAGTTTATACAGATACACAATGCCTTTAGGTGTTGCTAGTTTAACTGATACTATCACAGGAAGTCGTGAAAATGGAACTATTTTTTATACACCAACAGTAAATATTATACTTAATCGTCTAACTAAAGAAGACCAAAATCAAATAAAACTATTAGGTCAAACTAAAGTAATTATATTTGCACAGTTGAATCAAACAGTAACAGCTACAGGACACGATGTTATAGTGTGTTTAGGTAGTGTAAACGGAATGGAATTAAACGGAGGTACTATGGACTCAGGAGCAGCGTTTGGAGATAGAAACGGCTACACTCTAACTTTCGATGGTTTAGAGCAACAACCTTTCCAATTTGTACCTGATTATACTACAAACCCATTTGACAATGGAGCGTTTACATTAGGTGGAGTTGTTTCATCGTAAAATACTTTCACTTTTAAGTGTTTTCATATTTTCTTGATTAGAGGGCATAGTCCCTCTTTTCTTTTATATAAGCAAATAAAAACAGACTTTTTCTATTATATAGTATATGATACAAGCTATTACAGAAACTAACTTAACGACATATCTACAAACTGAAGATAATAGAATAGATACTTCTGTAGGTTCTGACAAAATAAGACACTTAGTAAAGTTTACAAATGATATGAATAAGTCAGTACAATACGCTTATTCAACTGTTCATTTAATTTACGACAGATATACAAAGTTTGTATTTGATTATAACGCTACACCTGATGTATATACAGGAAAAGTAGATTTCACTCCTTCAGGCTATTATAAATATGAAGTATATGAAGTAAGTTGGACAGGAGCAGTAGCAATTAGTGCAGGAAATGCACCTGTTAATGAGAATGATGTATTACCTGTAGGGCCTACACACGGGGTAGTACAAGGTTTAATAACAAAAGGTAAAATGTATGTAGCTGACAAAGCAGGTACTGCACAAGTACAATATACAGAAAGACAAGAACCTAGCGGAACAAATTATATATATTACGGACAATAAAAAATTAAAAAATGGCAATAGAAAATGTACAACAACTATTAGTAGAACAATTAGGTAAAAACGGTGGTACTGAAGTATTTACTACAGCAGCACAAACAAGTAAAGACTGGTATTGTGTTTACTTTCCTGTAGAAACAGTAGTTGCTTCAATAGCAGCAGCAGACGCAACAGGCGAAACAGCTTTACAGACTACTTTACCTGCAGGAACAACTTTGTTTATGAATATCACTGCAATAACACTAACAAGCGGTATTGGTATTGGTTATAGCGAAGGAATAACTACATAAGATATGTTATCATTAAAATTAGGTTTAAGTTTAGTAAATAGACGTTTACAGGGTTCCTGGCAACCTAGTGATGAAGCGCGTCTTGACGCTTGGTATAAAAGAGCAACAGGTATTACTTTAAATGGTGATGATGTTTCTAAATGGAATGACCAATCAGGGAATAATATACATATGGAACAAGGAACTGCTTCTGAGCAACCTTTATACAATTCAGGTGATATAGATTTTGATTCAGCAGCTACACAAAACCTACAAACTACAGGTCAAATCAGTTTAAGTGGTGATTTTACTATAGGTGTTAAACTTCATTTAAAAAATGCAGGTGGTGTTTTATTAGCAGATAATACAACAGCAGGTGAGTTTATAAGGTTTACAGGAACACAAGAACTAAGAGTCAGGATAGATAACGCAACAGCAGTTAACATAGCAAAAGACTCAGGAACATTTGTAGAAGATGCTTATATGGTTTTACAACGTGCAAGTAATGTGCTAACGTTATATTGGAACGGCACAGCACAAGCAGACACAGAAACATTATCAGGTACGGCAGATATTGACGCTATAGGAGTAAGGTCAACAGACTTAAACCCTTATGACGGTGAAATATCAGAAATAGCAATATTTAGTTCACAAAGTGCTACATTGACTTCTAACTTAAATAACTACCTGAGTAAAATATAAATAATATGAAAGATTCAATTTTAAGTATAAATCTAGAAACAAGTACAGCACCTATTATTCAAGAAGTAAGAGGAAGAGACTACATTGAATACGGAACAGATGATTGGAAAAACTTATACCCACAATTCTTAATAGATTTATACTACAACAGCTCGACCCACGCGGCAGTAATTAATTCTACTGCGGATATGATAGCAGGTGAAGATTTAATAATTGAAGATGATGAAGATATAAACTTAGCTGCTTATGTTAAGTTAAAGAAATTTATGCGACACGCAAACAGAAAAGAGTCTTTACATCAGGTTATTAAAAAAGTTGCATTTGATTTTAAATTACAAGGAGCATATGCAATACATATTATCTGGAACAGAGAAAGAACAGAAATATCAGAAGTATATCACGTTCCTGTAGAAAGAGTAAGAGCAGGAAGACCAAACGAAATGGGAATTGTAGATACTTATTTTATTAGTGCTGATTGGGCTAATACAAGAATGCACAAGCCGTATGCTATAGCAGCATTTAACGAAAAAGACAGAACAGCAAGTAGCCAACTTATTTACACAGGT